ATTAAAACTATTAGTATCTACAGAGGAGCAGAATGCCGCAAGAAGTAGTAACTCTTAAAGAAGCATTCGGACTCCTATCCACAGGAATAAAAAATAGTGACAAGGTTGCTATAGGTACATTCTGGGAATTTGTCCGTGACATATGGGCTGACAGCTTTGAACGTCCTGAACTATTTAAAGCTTGGCACGTAGAGTTTCTTTGTAATGAACTAGAAGAAACTATAACCGAAGGAGCTAACTACACCGCTGTATTACCCCGTGCCCACTTTAAAAGCACTATTCTAGGACACGCATTTGCTATCTGGACGTTATTAAAAGCTAAGACTGATACCCGTATATTGTATTTATCTTACAGTGATACCATGGCTAAATATCATATGAGTGAAATAAACAAAGAAGTTGCTAGGAATCCGCACATCAAAAAGTGGATAAGGAATGAGGCCCCAAAAGCAGATTACACATTCCGGTATAAAAGTAACAATGGGCACTCGTTAGAGATAGAACATGGTGGGTTGTTCTCCTTCAAACGAGGTATGCACGTCAACGGAGCCTTGATAGCAGATGACATTCTAAAAGACCCTGAGAACCCGCTGAATTTATCACAGATAAATAAGATTGAAGAACATTTCATGACTGAATCTATGTTCATACCTAACCAAGGGGTACCAGTTGTAGTGATGGGTACTCCTATGCTACCCGGAGATATCTTGGCAAAGCTTGAAACAGATACTCGATTCAAATATAGAAAGCTCCCTGCATTTGATCCTGTACCGGGGAGACGAGTATTGATGCCCGAACTGTATAGTGAGGATTGGTTACTGGAGCAACAGAAAGCTAAACCTAAATCTTTTGCGTCAGAGTTCTTACTAAAACCTTTCTTGAGTCAGGAATCTTACTTCTCTGAGGAAGATATAGCTAAAGTATTAGATTACAATCTAAGGAGTTACCCAGCTAACCATAAGCATGAGTTCGAGGAGACAGATGGTATTTATGCTGGCTTCGATGTAGGGAAAAAGAGGCACCCCTCACATCTAGTTATCTTTAGGAAGCGTGGCGACAGGATAGAACAAATCCATCAGACATGGTTAGATGGGTGGGATTACACAGCACAAATAGAGTTTCTAAATGACGTTGCTCAAAATTTCAATCTTACTAAAGGATATATAGATAATACGAGAGGTGAATTAGAGGATAGGGGATTAGATACGAAATGGTGGCCTATGCATTTCACAGCAAAAAGTAAAATGACTATGGCACAGATATTTGAAACTTATGTTCATGAAGGGAATACTAAACTATTAGCAGACGAAAGACAGACTTCTCAGATATTGTCGGTAAACAATGAACTCAAAGCTCCCGAAACTCCCATGGGACATGGAGATGCTTTCTTTTCTATAGCTATGGCTCTTCAAGCATGTTTTGAATCTTCTCAATATCAGGTTCAAACCGTAGGCGATATACAAGAGATTTTGCAGGATTTGGAGACTGCTGTTAATGATGCTGAAAAGAACCCCGCACAGGCTATACAAGAGAAGCTTTTAGGGTATAATAATAATACACCCGGCACTGATCCTACCCCCAGACCGCTGAATCCTGAATGCGAGGATACCAACTGTGGCCCGAATGTGTGGATACCTGAGCGGGGTCTTTGTTTATATTGTGGATTCCGTAAGTAAGAAATCAGGGGGTAGTACATGGTCATGTTAACAGCACAAGCCGAACTCGTAGCAAAAAAACGATATTATTTAAGGGATGGGGATAGTGTACCCGTAGAAGATGCGGATGGTATGTTTAAGCGGGTAGCTGCTGCGGTTAGTGCTGTTGAAACAAAGTATGGCAAACTTGAGGTAGAGGCTGCCCTTTTAGCTAATGATTTTCATAGCATAATGTCCTCACTAGATTTCATACCTAACTCCCCCACACTCATGAATGCCGGTACAGAACAAGGTACTCTTTCAGCATGTTTCGTACTCCCTCTGGAGGACAGTATGGAAGGTATTATGAAAGCAGCCCACGATGCTGCAATGGTTCAGAAATTTGGTGGCGGAACTGGTTTTGCGTTGTCTAAACTCCGACCAAGAGGAGATCGTATAAAGACTACACACGGAGTATCTTGTGGGCCTATAGAAGTATTGAAAACCCTCTCAAGAGTATCATCAATGATTACTCAGGGTGGTAAGCGTGACGGTGCAAACATGGCGGTCATGGACGTTCACCATCCCGATATTCTCGAATTCATTGACTGCAAAGAGGTTGAGGGCGATATCCACAACTTCAACATCTCTGTTGGGGTCACTGACGATTTTATGCGAGCAGTAAAAGTAGGTACCTCGTACTTTCTAATAAACCCTCGGTCAAACGAGATAGAAGGAGAGCTTGACGCTAGGGAAGTATTTAATAAAATGGTTTATGGAGCATGGCGAAATGGTGAACCCGGAATAGTGTTCTTAGATGCGATAAACAAGGATAACAAAGTGGTGTCGGAATACGGGAAGATGATTGCTACTAACCCTTGTGGAGAACAACCCCTATTAGGGAATGAGTCGTGTAATCTAGGGTCTATCAACCTAGCTAACTTCTTTAAACCTACTGCTATGTTTAATTCATCGGAAACATCTATAGACTGGAAAGTTAATGTGGACTGGATAAAGTTAGACAAAACTCTTAGATTAGCTACCAGATTCCTAGATAACGTAATTGATGCTAATTATTACGCTACTCCGGAAATTGAGGATATGACTAAAGCTACTAGAAAAATAGGTCTAGGTATTATGGGGTTTGCGGATTTACTAATCCAGTTGCGTATCGGTTATGATACAGAATTAGGCAGGATTGTGGGCAAATATATAATGGGGTTCATACGTGATATTGCTGATAATGAATCCATGCGGTTAGGTGAAGCACGAGGGGTTTTCCCGGCATGGGGTGGTAGTGAGTACGCAAAATCTGATAGGAGATTTAGGAATGCATGTAGGCTTACAGTTGCTCCAACTGGCACTGTTTCGATGTTAGCAGATACGTCTAGCGGAGTGGAACCTACATTTGCGATAGCGTGGAAGAAGATGAATATACTAGAAGGGGAAACTCTCTATTATGTCAATAAATATTTTGAGCGGGATGCAAAGGACTTTAACTTCTATTCGGAAGACCTCATGGACTATATCTCTAATGGTGGGTCTATACAAAACAGAGATGATGTCCCGCAATGGGTAAAAGAAGTTTACACTGTAGCGGGGGACATCACACCAGAAGCACATGTATTAATGCAAGCTGCTTTCCAACAGTACTGCGATTCTGGGATATCGAAGACCATTAATTTCTCTAACGATGCAAGTATTGAAGACGTATATACAGCGTACCTACTTGCATGGGAGAAAGGTTGTAAAGGGATCACAGTTTACCGTTCAGGTAGTAGAGAACAGGAAGTTTTAGTGAAAGCAGAAGTCTCCCAGAATACCGATGTAGAGACTCAGCTACAATTAGATTTTCTAGATTTAGTTAATGAGCCAGTCATAGTTGCGGGTGGGGAATGCTGCGCTACCCCGCACCATGTTGAAGAAAGTGGTTGCGTGACCTGTAAATCATGTGGGTGGTCTAAGTGCCACATTGCGTAAAACTGTATATTAGTAGTATAATAAGAAGAGATTAGTTTTAAGGAGTGTAGTATGGGTATAGGTAATATGTTACGAGAGCGTGGGGAACAGTATGTGGCTAACCAAGACAATACTGGGACTTGGCGTGTTTTAGATACTTGGCACGATGCTTTGAAGGTTCTAGAACCAGATGAGGATGTGCCTGATGATAGTCCAGCAGTAACAATTGTTAAAGAGGGAGCTTTTCTTTCTCTAGTAAAAGAAGCTTCGAGATTAGGGGTTCTGCAAAATGCTTCTGCGGCAGATAACGACGAATTAAATAATCAGATTATCGGGTTCCAAGAACAAATAGTAGCTTTACAAAGTGAGAAAGCAGATTTGTTGAAGAAGACTCAACGAACTGAGTCATTTGAACTGAAGCAACAGGCTTTAGGGGCGGTACTAAAGTTAGCTGCTATGTCCGATATGGATGAAATACTCAAGGATTAATATATGAAATTAGAAGATTATTTACCCGAAGTTCCAGAAATGGTTAAAGGGTTAGGGGACATTTCCAATACTTTAGAGTGGTTGAATCTTTCTAAGGGGTATAATGATTCGGCGGCTTCCGCTGGGGATGGCAGAACTCCCACACTAGGAATTGAAACGGTAGTGAATGGTTGGATACGCAACCAGATGGCGTACCGTAAGCAACTGATTCAAGATATTCAAACCATAGCCATGCAAGTAGAAGAAATTAGAGCACCTCTGCACCACATAACTAATGAAGTGTTTAGAAGAGGTATCAAACTAGTTCCAGATACAGAAGACCCTAATCACGATGAGGTTGAGAGACTACGTAAGTATATTGATGATTGTAACGTTTTTGATCAAAGTTTAGAACAAGTACTAAGACAAGCCCACTTCGATCTAAACTCTACGGACGATGCTTTTATCTATATGGTAAGAGACTATTATGTAGATAAGAAAGATAAGTCTGTAAAATCTAAAGTTAGAGAAATACGGCGATTGAACCCGGCTCTCATAGAATTTGATCTAGATAATAAAGGGCTACCTAAACACTCTCACTGGGTTTGTCCTATAGATAGAAGTGACGTTGCTGAGGTAAAGGGTAAGTGTTCTAAAGGACACGAACGAGCACCTGTAATGTACAGGTACCGCCATAGAGAAACTAATATCTATCTCTTTGATAATGAGATAATACATGTATCTAAGTTTTCCCCTTCGGAGACCTATGGGTGGTCTCCAATACTGACTATATTTGAGAAAGCTTTAACCCTTATAGGTATGGATAAAAACCTATATAGATATTTCTTTGAGAGGAAGATGCCCTCTTCTATGTTGATGGTTCACACAGATGATCCAGAAAGCTTACGGAGAGAGCGAGCTAACCTAGTAGCTAATGTAAAGGCAGACCCTAACTTCATACCTATGGTAGCGGTATCTAGCCGTAACCAAAGAGGTAGAGTAGATATGGTGCGTTTGTTCCATACTCTACAGGAGATGGACTACCTACCTGTACGTCAGGAGATTAGAGAACGTGTAGCAGCTATGTGGGGTGTGACTCCTGCATGGCAGGGTGCTCCAGAAGCTTTCGGGGGATTGTCTACCCAAACACAACAACTCGTTGTTATGAGTCGTGTGGTTGAAGGCGATCAACGGATATTCCACGAGAAGGTATTTCCCCATATTCTCAGAGCATTCAATGTAACAGATTGGAAATTGGAACTCCCAAATCCTGAGGAAAAAGCTGAAGCTACTAGAATTAGTTTTGCGCTACAACGAACACAGTTAGCTGCACAACTAGCTCAGTTGGGTTACGAAGTAGGTCTTAAGGATTCACATGTAGATGTGGAAGAAGCTCGTTTTGTAGTGTCTGGTAAGCCTAAGATGATAGAAGCTCAAACTAAGCAGATGGAACTTGGTGTTGAGATGCAGGAACAGCAGATGGAACAAATGGAACAACAGGCAGAGATGGCCCAACAACAGGCGGCTCAGGGGGCAGAAGGTGAGGAAGGCGGTGGAGAAGAAGGACAACAGATGGCTCCAGATTTGGCACAACTACTCCAGCAACAATCAGATGATCAGACTCTCCTTAAAAGCAGCAGTAAAACACCTTTACGGAATAGGAAACTGAAAGGTAGATATCCTTTTGGGAACCCATCTAATTCCTTACGCCCAGTTCAAGATGAGACAGATAAACTAAGTGAGAGGACGCAACAGTTCTTCGACACTTTCGCCACCAAATCTTGGATGCAGGATTTAGCAGACCAAGGATACCCGGCTCCCCTTGTTAAACAGTTATCCGATGATGGATCAAAATTATGGTTCTCCCAGAATAATGACAATTTTGTAGCTTTCTTACATAATGGTCGGTTAGCTAGAGTAGAAAAAGCTACGTTTGCGAAACCACCTGAAATTACTTCAACTACGATTGAACCATCTAAGCCAGTAGTAGAGGACATTATGCAAGATGAGTAGTTTAGATAACCTACAAAATTTTATCAAAGCTCGTAACAACCAAGACCCACACGATGTCCAAGAGGAGGACACAAGGCTGAATGATGAGGAAATGAGGGAAGCTAGTGTAAGGGCGGTAGAGGAAGCACGGGAGGCTGGGAAATCCACAATCACCCCCCGCCAACGAAAGATAGCTGATCAAATGAGCGAGGAAATGCCACAGAAACCCAAAGAAATACCTCTGCTGGAGAAAGATGGTGGTGGAGGAGGAGGTGCTGGTGGTGCTGGTGGACTAGCAGGTGGAGGTACAGTAGCAGTAGCCTCAGACTCCGGTGTGTTTACTAGTACCTTCGGTGGCGACTCGAAGCGAAAATTGGGGATGACTGCTCCAAAGAAGAAGAAGAAGAAAAAGAAAAAAGAGAAAGATAAAACTATAACTACTGGGGTTACAAAAGTGGATAGGTTCTTAAGAGATGAAGAAGTAAACCAAACTAGGAAATCAGTACAACAATTTGCTCAATGGGTGGTAGATACAGCACGGACAGAACTAATTCAATTGGATGCGAAAAAGGAAAATGTGAATACTGGTGAGGTAAACGAATCCCCACGAATAGCTTCCAAACCTACATCTCTGGGGAGTCAGAAGGTTAAAAATCCACATGGTGCTCGTGGGAATTTCGGGGCAGCCCCCGGACAACAAGGAGTTTCGAGAGAGCAGTACGACCACCACTTTAACTTCACCAAAATGCAAACTATCACTAAAATGCTAAATTCTAACCCCTCAGTACTATCGTTATTGAAAGCCCTTGACACAGATGTTCCTACAGGAGTAAACTAGTAGAAGATTAGACAAGCTAAATTAGGGAGGAATTTATGATTCCGGAAATTGCAAAAGCAGAGTTAGTACAGAAGAGACAGGCGGGGCAGACATGGACAGGACTAGCTAGATGGTTAGCTGAAGAGTACGGGATAGAACTCCACAGGTCTACTATACAACGCTGGTACGATAGGGAAGTTGTTGACCTTGACACTCTTTTAGATGAAGCTGCCGCTAACATGGCAGATGTAA